TCTAATTCCGTCCAATGACGAGGGTTTAATTGCGTTTAGGAATATCTCTGAACCTTCCACATCAATCTTCATTACTGTTGGTTTGGTTGCAGTCATATATAAATCAAACTTTTCTGTTCTGTCTACCCAATCCATAATGTTAATAAAGTTCTTAACCACAAAGTTTTGTTTGAACCAGTCATATGATGGTTGACCAGGGTCAACACCATAAACCATCTTTGCACCTTTCTGTACCCAATACATTGGTGTTGGTAAGAATTCTTGATTGTTTATTCCACATCCTAAGTCTAAGATGGTCTCTCCTTCTATGGGTAAAAATCCCCAATGTTCTTCGGGGTTTTCTGTTTTGATATACCCTTTAATGTCTCTACTCATTTGTTTTTGTATATATATTTGTTTTTATTATTTCCTTACTTTCTTTGAGATACCTGCTGATACTTGATATTGGTATTCTTGTTTGTTTAGATACCTTCTTCATTGAACCTAATGTCATATACATTTCAAACAGGGATTTTCTAAACCAATCCAATTCACACCAGCTCTGTTCTAATATATCAAATAAATGTTGTTTTTCATACTCTAACTGAGTATCATCAACTAAATCATATATGTCATCTATGTTGGTATACTTACTACTTTCTTTACGTATCTTATAATAGAATGGTGACGTTTGTGAGTGCCAGTTAATTCTCATAATTGATACAATGTAGTATTTCATTTGGTCATCGGAATATTCTTGTAATACAATATTGTTCTTATTATATAATTGAATAATAACCTCGTGGAATAAATCCTGTGTTAAATCGTGGTTCTTTGTGATTTTTTTTGCAATGGCTAGAAGTTGGTAGTAGTTTGTTGTGATATATCTCTCTATCTCTTTATTCATTTATAATTTGTTTTATATCTTTTAAGACCTGACAAATCTCATAGTTCTCTTCGGTTTCATTTGATTGGATTGAACTATCTAATAAATGTTCTAATATATCCATTTTATTTAACCTTGGACTTATCTGTTCGTGAAGTACCGTTATGATTGCGTCAATAATAAGTAAACACAACTCTCTTTTTATTGTAGGGGATAAGGTCCAATAATCGGCTGGTATCTCTAACTCACCTACCTTAATTGATTTTACCTTCATATATATTTCTTTTCGGTTTATTTATTTTAGGAAAGAACGCTTTACCATCTTTAATTTCTTTCCAACCTTCTTTTATCCATATACCCGTTGGTTCATCAAACGTATAACCTAATTGTTGCATTAGATTAAATGTACATTCCTTTTGATATTTGTCAGTATATTGATTAGGTTTTAGTTTTACCAAATCACTACCACAAGATTGTTCTAAGTATTCTCTACGTTTATTATGGTCTAACTCTCTGGTGCAAGCCCTACATCTATGAGAATAGATTTTGTCTTTAGTATTGATATAAAACTTATCCTTTAATTTCCAATCTTTGCAAGTATTACACTTATGATAGTTGGGATTGTTTTCGTAATACATATCAGGGTTCTTACGTTTCAATTTAATATGATATAGACATTTTGTACATTGCTTCCTTGTTCTCACCTTCTGTTGAGTTGAATGCCAATATGTTTGGAATTGGTTTAACTCTTTATCTTCACTACAAACATTACACTTCATATATATAAATACTTTAATTTTTATCAAACGCCAGATTATAACAAAAAATCCCGCTAGGTTGTTGGAAGCAAACCTTGGCGGGATAGGGAACCATTATTAGAATAATGTATTATAATTAAATATAAGGAATTATTTTCGTAATCCCAACTCTTTTAATCTTTTATTTAAAAATTCTTCAGATTGTTTATATCTGGTGTATAGTGGTAAAATATCTGCAACTGGCAATAGTATACCAGTTACATCTAAATCTGTTCTGTTGATGATAGGACTTTCTTTTATTTCTAGTTCTACTCTCTTCTCGTATATCCATTTCAAGAAATAGGTTGGGAATTCAAATACTAGTTCACCAACATTAATTCTCCATATATGTGCTTCAGTTGTTGCAATACCACTTGGGTATTTGATGTTATCTCTTTTTGTGCAATCAAATTCTATAAACAAATTATATTTAGCATTATCACAGGATTTTAATTCAACTGTGGTTGAGAGTACTTTATTTAGTGCATTAACACTAGATTTTTCTTTCGTTGAGAATAGATTATTTTCATCTACTTTTATACCAGCTTTAGATAAATCAACATCATAGCGGTAATCATCATTCATTTCAATAGTATTCATTAGCTTCCTTTACTAATAAATACTTCTATAATTAAAAAAAGATTATATATTTTTAAAAATCAATAAAAAATTCTTCTAATACTAGTTTTGGTTTAAGATTACAATACTTCAAAATATGTTTATCTAAAACAGTACGCTGGTCTAATGGTACTTCAAATAGTTGCAATATGTAATTATTATGTTCTTCTGTTGATAAAGAATAAAATTCCTTCAACGTAAGTTCTCCAATTCTTTCTTTTATTTCTAATGTATTTTTCATTTGTTTTTATTTCATATATATAAATATATACAAAAGTATTCAATAATCAAAGTCATTATGGTATAGACACAATTAGTCCTCCTACAGATATTACTCCTGATTTAACTCACCCAATAATCTTCTTCAGACCAGTCTATGTTGAATATGTAACCCTCAACAATTGCCCCATATCTGAGTTATAATATATTGACCTTTTTTGTAGATGGTACGGTTCAATCGTTATGTTTGGATGTTATCTCAATCCTACAATCTATTCCACCACTCAGACCCCTACTCTCAAGATACGTCTTGTTTACCCTTGGGGCGAGCACTTCCTTTTTCTGTCAGAAGTCTACATTTAATAAATATCAAGTTTTTTTGGAAAATCCTGATATAGGTAAAATATACTGAAATAATTTCAATAAAAAAAATATTCAAAAGATTTTGAAATGTCAGATATTTATAGTATATTAGTAGTATAATAATAATTAATCATTTAAAAAAGGAAGCAAATGTCAGATTACAAATCAACAACACAGGACAGTATTGTCCGTCAGTCATCATTAAAATTCGTTTCGGACTACCAACGTGCTATTGGGTGTCCATTAACCATTAAGGAGATTATGGGTATCACCAACGTCATCGTTGACTATTGTCAGAATGGATGGTCCAAAGAACTTGGAGGTAGGGTAGAGAACATTGATAAATTCATCAAAGAAAAATTTCCTGAATAGTTTTTTTTATTGAAATATAATACTTATATTTGTATATAAAATATAAAATTATGGTAAAAATGGAAGAACTAATCAAGGGTGAGGTGTACACACTATTACAATGTACACGAGGTAGGGTTGAAGATATTGACAAATATCTTGACCGTAACATCAACAAAGGTAATACAGAACAAATTGAGTACTGGTCTAATCAAAAGAAGTCATTCATTGACCTCAGTATCAAATTGGAACGTATGACACATCAATGTGAAGATTAAATTACAACCCCACTTCGGTGGGGTTTTTTATTTACTTATCTTTAATAGGTACACAATTAGGTACTTCACGACCATCTACTATCTTTGTACCGATAGCTTCGTAACCTTCCCAACAAGGGTTAGGTTCAATCATTTCTTCTTTTGCTGGTACAATGTTTGCACCATTTAGTTCTAATCTGATTTTGTATAAATCTTCTAATTTCATTTCATTAATTTTTTATATTCTTCTAAACTTAGTTCTTTATTTAATACAAACATTGAATTGAAGTTGTGATAAATCCAATTCAACAACGTGTCACTATCAATACCATATACATCTTGGTCTCTTACTTCTTCAGTCATTAGACGATGAATGTAACCATCCTTACCTGTAAAATTTAATTCAACATTGTTAGGTATTGGTAGGTATGTGTGTGTTTGTTTCTTAATGTTATATCCCATTGTATCTCTTTAACTTTTTATTTTCGTTCATAAGTTCTTCAACCTTTTTTTCAAGGTCTTGTATCTTGACATTTAATTCACGTATTTCAACTCTTAAATCGTCAATCATATTCTTATATAAACCAATAGATAATTCTAAGTTCTTAAGAACTTGATTATCAGTTTCTGCGTTACTTTTTCTTTTACCGACAAAGTAACCAATCAATGTGGTTACAACTGTCATTATAATTTGTTCTATCATATTCATTTCCGTATTTGTCTTTGTTTTACTTCCGAGTTTGGTATTAATGACAATCTGAACAAGGTGGGTCATAATGGTCCATCTCACTCCACATTGGTACACTTCTACCTAATTGTTCTTTACTATAACCATAACGTGTTGTATGGTTCAAGTAGATTGGTGAGTTGTACTTAGAACCTTTATCAGGTATCATACCATCTATTGTTGAATAAGTAAGGTATGCAGGGAATAAGTTTTGTCCACGACCAGTAATCAGATAATCTTGCAATCTCATCTTATAGAAGTTTGCTCTCTGAAACTGAATACCTCTTAGATACTTCATCGTTTCTATATCCACCGCAGTTGCACTTTCCATCTCACCTTGTACAATACTTCTGTTCATAGTTCTATATTGTAATTGAGGTATCATCTCAAAGTATGCAGTTTGTATTAGGTATGGAGCAATATAATCGTTTACAAGAGTTAACTCGTCATTATTAAATGTATTACCCGTTGCACTAATTTGACCTAATAATTGGTCATAAAATTTAGAACCAAGTAATGGTTGTAGATGGATGTCTTGTGCAATACCAATCTCTGCTCTGATAGCATCTAAATCAACGTTCTTATTAACGTTGGTAAACGCTTTTAATTTGTTCTCAGATATTAATAGTTTGTTAGCCATAGTTTAATTATATGTTTTCTTCTTCATCATCTCCCAACCATACACCACAATCTTCTTCTGATAGACCATAACCGCCCATCAACATTTGTGTTGCTTGTTGTTTTGTTATTTTTCCTTTATTGTATTCACGTACAATTCTCATTAGGTTTTGATACTCACGACCTTTTAACCCTTTGATATTTTCGTTGATAATCATCTTTTCACTTTCTGCTTCAACAGATGTGACTGGTTTATCTATCACTGCAGGATTGTCTGTAACGTCACCTGTTAAGAAAATAGATAATGGTTTGATTTCAAATGATGTTGGTTTTTGGAATTTCAATGATACTAATTTGTCAAAACATCCCAATAGTTCTTTTTGATATGGTAGAATAACCATCTTTCTGAAGTACTCAGAATGGTCCACAATTTCGTTTCTTGACCCTAATTTTCCTGCGGTGGATATTCCATACAACTCACCTGAAGAAACCCTGTGAGCGGACAATATGGTACGTACAATGTCATCATAGATTGTTGAATAGTACTGGTCATTTCCTGATGTTGCAATTTGTGTAATTTCAGGAGAGAGTTCCTTGCTTTCATTGAATGATATAATAGGACGACCAGCATTGTTTACAGATGTAAACTGACTTTCCAATGCTCTCGTTACTAATCTTTGTTCTTCCTCACCAGGAATTCCATTGTTCATATTAATCCATAACGATGGTAACATACCATTCATTAAGTTGTTAGAGTGGAATTCTTTAATCTGTACATCAATATTAATTGCTGCAATTGCTCCTGAATAATCAGGTTGTGGGTAATATGAGTTTGATGGGGAATATTGTTTGTAATAATATATTTGTGATGGGTCACCATCTTCTTGATTGAATGTGTCATATTCTGTTGGTGGGAACTTTCTTATGTTACCCCAATCAGGTGAATAGTAATACTTTTCAATCTCGTCTGTATCCATATTGATTTTACCACATCTAACTCTACTAAAGTCTAAGTGATAAATCTCAGCGATATTCTTTCTATCTCTTGTCCAAATAACATTTAACGAATAACCTCCAAATAGAATTAAATCCAATGCACATTTTCTCATTACATCAGATACGTTTTCTTTATTGTTGATAAGGTTAATTGTAGCCATTGGGTTGTTTAATGATACAAGACCATCACCCATTATCTGTTCTCTTTTTGAGATTATTACAGCTTTGTGTATTGCACAATTATTATATCTTGAAATAAGATATGCTGGCATTTGGTTATTGTCACCATACAATACCCACGGGTAACGTTGAAACACTTCACTGAATACAGGAAGTAATGGTTCTTGTGTGAAATTAACCTTACCTAATTGGTATTTTTGTTTTTCTTCTTTCATATTTAATCTTGTATGTATATGTAATTTGAGTTATCCTCGTCAGGTGAAATGTATTGAATAAACTCATTTCCCTTTTCAGTTGTACCAACTAATCTACATAAACTAGTGAATACTAATGTTGTACCATTACCAAAGATTTGTAATTGGTATTGTCCCTCGTAATTTAAATCTTGACCAGCAACTTGTAAATTTAAAACAATTTCACAGTACCTGTCATTCTCAGCATACTCAGCAGGATTGTTAGTGTTAACCACGTATGATTTACTCTCCTGTGACAATGCGTGTACAAATGTTAAAGTATATGTATTAAACTCTTGTCTTGAATTATTGTTGATATTCAAGACCAGTTCGTTTTGTTGTCCTTTTTGTATTATTAGCATAGTGATACTCGTATATAATTAAATATAAATTTTTTCATTTTGAAATCTAAATAACAAAAAAAGGGGCTCAACGCCCCTCTTTATAGAATAGAGATATAGAAATTCAGTCCACAACAGACCTACTTTTTCCTAATTCAATTAGTCATTGAAACCACCCGCAGTAAAGATAGAAGATAAAACTCCTGAAATTACGTTTGCTGGTTGTGGTTCTTGACCTGTGAAAATCAATTCAAAACCGTTTCTGTCACCTAATGCAACTCCTGTTGCTGCTGAACCACCTGATAAATACAGACCATTAGTTTGTCCTAAGTAGTATTGTACATCGTTTTGGTCAACTGCAATAATTTGTATAGCATCGTTTTGTGATAATAGTTTCAACTGATTACGTTTGTCTTGGTCATATTTGAAAAGGACAGCGGTTAATACTTGTTCAAAGTAGATTGTACCATTCTCAAAAGATTTGGTTACGTTCTGTGCTAATGAAGAAGTGTTACGCTTCAAGTCAAATTGAAACCAAGTACCTGCTCCTGTGATACCTGTAATAGGACCTGTGGAACCTGTAATTGATACGGATGTAACATCGGGAACAGTTGAACCAGTGGCACCTAAAACATAAATAGATTTTATACCACCAATACCATCTGAACAGCCTAATGTAACTCCTTGTGAAATGTAGCAACTCATATATTATAATTATTAGTTAATTCGTTTATTAAATTTAAGGGGACTTTCACCCCTTAGTTTTTTTAATCTATTTAAGCTAAGTTGTTAGTAGCGAAGTAAACTGTTGAACCGAACAACGCGATTTGAGCACCATAGTTATAGTTTGCTCTTAAACGTAATTCATCAAAGTCCTTAGAATACCAAATAACTAATTTCTCGTGGTCAGACAATAAGTCAAAACCTACAACCATATATTCTGCTGGTCCGATAGTAACTTTGTTAGAACCGTTCAATCCGATTGTTGGGATTACCTTAACGTTTGTGTTAGGGTGAACAGCTTCCATATTACCAGTGATTTCAGAAGAACCAATGTAGTTAGCGAAGAAGTTTGCTTTAGTTAATGCTTGTACATACAAACGGAAGTTTGCATAAGACATAAACACACGTAAATCTTCACGAGACATTGCGTCATCAGATAAAACGTTGATTAAGTTATCTACTTCTGTGATAGGGTTACCTGCAGTACCATATGCTACTGAGTTACTAAATGTTGTTCCTGTTGAGTTTGCAACACCTGTAGTTCCTGTAACGATTAATCCTTTGAAACCCATAAAACAATCAGCACTACCAGCGGTAGTTGCAGTCCATAATTTACTTTCAATTCTTTGTTGAATTTGTTTTACCTTAAGGTCAGCAATTTGTTGTTCAAATGGAACAGTTTCTTGAGTTTGACCTGGTTTCATCAACATTGATTGATAAGTCTCAAACAAATCTTGGTAACATAATGCTTCGTTATATTTCTCGGCACAAGTTGTAATGCTTCTTTGAGTAAAAGTGGTAGTTGTACCTGTTGGTGGGTCCCATCCACATTCACCTGCTTGGAACACAACGGTTGAGTTTAATAGGTTCAATGCTTGTGTTCCTTTGATACCTAATTTTACGTTAACGTATTTTGGAGTTGTTGCACCGATAAGTGCTTTTGATAATAACTCACCACCAACTTGGTCCACATATGAACCGATAGTTGCTACGTCATACGAAAAGTTTTCTTTCTTTAAAATTTTCATAATTTTTATTTTTTTTTAATTTTTAATTTATTTACCTCTTAATGCCTTCAAGTATTCTAATTTACTTTCTAATGCATCTTCTGAGTTTAATTGTTTATTGAAATCTGTTTTACCATCAGATATTTTTTTACCTGCTGGTTCTTTTTTAAATGCGTTGAATTCAGCTTTAACTTCTTCAACTTTTTCTTCCATTAATTTCATTTTCTCAGATATTTTTTCCATCATATCTTTTACTAATGAATAGAATTCAGCCATTGGGTCAGGAACACTAATCTCAGCTTCAGCACCTTTTGGTCCTTCTACTTCAATGTCAGCGAGTTCAACTTCAACTTCAGGTGCAACTTTTTCTTCAATTCTTGCAATAACTCCTTCTACGGTTTCTACCTTTGTACCATCTTCTAATTCGTGTACTCCATCAGGAGCAGGTAATTCACCTTCTTCAGTTACTACAACAACTTTAGCACCTTCCATTAAACTATCTCCCTCAACTTTAATTTGAGTTCCGTCAACCAATTTAGCATCAACGAAAATTTGTTTTACTGATGTAATAGTTCCGTCTTTAACTTGTATTTCAAAGTTTTCAACCAATCTGTATGAACCACTCTCTAATGATACTCTTTCAAACTCATCACTTAATTTGGTGATTTTACCACCGATTTCAAGTTTTAATGTTTCTAAAATTGTATTATCTTCTGTTTTAAAAGATTTAAGTGTAGGTTCGTCAGATATGAAACCGAATTTCACCATCAATGATTTAATCTCTTGGATTGCTGTTTTTGGGTTTGACATAATCTTTTTTCTTGTTTTATTATTGTTATCTTATACTATTAAATATAAGTTTATATATATATTCCCAAACACTATTCGTATTTGTTCAATATCTTCACTACTTCCTTTAAGAACATCTGTTCTCTTGCGAACTCAGCAATCTCTTCAAAGAACCCTGAAACGCTAAAACCTTTCAATTCTCCGTTCTTTACCTTGTTCCAAACTTCTTCGTTCTTTACCTTCATAGACACAAACCAAGTACCTATTGGTAAATCACCATAACCATATTTGTTTGACTTATCTTCTTTATCTTCCTTAATCCAACTCTCAACCACATACACATCCTCAACAGCTTTACCATTATGGTTCTCATCGTTGTTGTCGGTATACTTATTTCTCATATATTTCTCAGCAATCATCTTGATTGTGTCAGCACTGAAATAAACATAGTATGGATTACCAAATAAATCTTTACGGAATATCTTAAGGTCAGGAACCATTGCTGGTCCAATAACCATTTTTTGAAATTTTTTATCATCTACTAAAACAAATTTTTGTTTAGATAAATTAGTATTGTTAATCTTTTCCAATTTGTTTTGTGCCCATTCAATACCTGCTTGTCCACCCCACGCATCTACCATCAATCCTCCACACCCTTCTGAGTATGGAACATCTTTATATTGTAAATGTCTTGCAAATGATGCCATTCTTGATATGGTTTCTTCTGAGATTGCTTCACCCTTAGCAAGTTGGTTAGCTCTCGCTTTACCTACTGGTGTACCACAAGAACCCCATCCATTTTTCTCAGCCCAATCTAACGCTCGTTTTGCGGCGTTTCTCGCACTTTCAGGGTAGTCCGTATAACTTTCAAATGCAATGGATTTTGATACGGTATCACCTGATACTTGGTCAACATAAGATGGTAAACCACCTACGTCATAACCAAAATTATCATAACCACATTTGTTACACATATATGGTTTATCACCACCATCTTCCATATCCCACTTGTGTCCACATTCTTTACAAACTATCATTAACTCACCTGCGTGATATAGATACACACTATCTTCAGTATGTACAGCACCAGTCATTAATTTACCACTAGCATCCTTATGTGTTGGACCTTCGTATAATTTACCATCCTCAGTATAATGTGGTACACCTACCTCAAACTTATTTTTTGATAAACCTAAATTTCTTACTGTTGAACGTGATGGATTTGCTTCAGTTTTATTTGTAATTGTTGATGGTTGAGTATAACCTAATATATCACCATAGTCTTCTGTAGCCACACGTCCTGTTGTAATAGAACCTTTGTTTACTATTGTTGTATCTTTCTTATAAAATAACTTAGCCCATCTGTGTCTACAATTAAATCCACCTCTCCATACCATTGCAGATTGACCAAAGTCATTCTGTAAACTATCCATATCTTCTATTCTCCATACAAAGTTCTTGTTCAATAAATCTGAACAGAAATCTCTTGTGGTTGGTATAATTGGTGCTTGTTTAATTCTTGGGTCTAAAATGTATTTGTAACGAACTAATAAATCTCCTTCGTTCCATTCAGATGGTCCATTTGGTTTAGTAGATAAAAAACTACGTTCACCATTTACCTCAATGAATACTAATTCATAACCATCTTCTGTTAATTCTTTTTCAGGACTACCTTTACCATATAACATCTCAAGATACTTACTATCTTCACCATCAGGTATGTGGAAACATTCCTCAGTTGCTGAGTGTTTATGTTTATTAAACGCTATCCAATTAACTTCAATGGCTGGTTCATCAACAAGGGATATACTATCAATTCCTGATAATTCATCTTCCTCGTCAATTCTCAACTCGTATATTTTATCTTTCTTCATACTATTAAATATAAATTTTTAATTATAACGTTGAAAGGTCTTTTAACCTTGCAAGTTTTTCACTCTCTGATGTTAGTTCATTACTAACAACATAAGTTTTCATTATTACTGGTGATTGTGATTGTTGTGGATTTGATAACGCAGGAGCATCAGGTTTTGTAAATAACTGATTTCCGAATGATGTTCCTCCACCCATTTGGTTTATTGCTGATAACATCGGTGCAAACATAGTTACCGCACCTCTTGTCATTATTGCTTCACCAGCTTCAGCTTCAATCATTGTTCCACCTTGTGCGTGTCTTCTACCACCAATCAAACCACCCTCTTCATAGTTTCTACCCATATTAGGTGTCACTGGTGCAGCACTACTTTCACTTGCATTTGCGGAACCTTTAGCGGAACTTACCGCAGATTTGATTGCACTTATAATACCAAACGCCTGTGCCGCGTATCCAATTAACATTGGAATATTTTGAGGGAAACCAATCTTAGCAGTTTGAGCCGTACCTTCAGCAACCGCAACAATAGAACGTGCTGCCGCTTGAGTTGAGAATGTAATGGTTCTTGAAATCTCCATAACCAATTCTTTCGCTAATAGGATTTGTTTTGCAACTAATGCCGCTCTACCTATATCAGTTTCAGCACCAGCAATTGATATAATATCATCAAGTGCTTTCTGTTTAACAGCAATTCTTGCTCTCTCTGTTTCTTGTGTACTGACTAATTGTTGTTGGTCAATACCTTTCCTTAAATCAGAGTATTTTTGAATAATCTTGTTTCTTTCTATCTCATTGTTCTCAACCGCTTGAAGTTCTAATAATTCAGCTTGTGCTAAGTTTTCTCTTTTTAATTTATATCTTTCATTGTCTGCTTCTAAATCTGTATTAAATAGTTGATTTAATCTATCAATCTTATTCATTTCATCTTGAAGTGCAGTTAATTTTAAACTTCTTTCTGCTTCAACAAATTCTTTCTTTTTGTTAGTTTTATATTGTTCATTAGAAATCTCAATATCATTTAATTCTTTTTTGTCTGTTGTGTATTTCTTTTGGATTGCATACAACTGAGATTGGTACTGGTCTTCAGTTAATTCACCCTTAGCATTTCTCATATTCAAAGCACCAATTTCATCATCCATTAATGCTTTAACCTTCTTCTTATTTTCCTCTACTAACTTAGTATCTCTACCTGTTTTATCATTTAAATATTGTGTTTCAAGATTAGTAAGTTCAATAGTAAGTTGTTTCTGTTCTTCTGCTGTTGTACCTTTTACTTTCTTTAAATCCTCAAGACGTTTCTTTTCTCTTGCGTAGTCTTCGTCTTTTACTTTTTGTTCTTCTTTTATTGCTACTATTGGGTCCTCAGACGCTTTAATTTTAGCTCTAAGTAACTCCATTTGTGATTGTTCTAAATCTTCATTAGATTTAATTAAATCTTGTTGTCTTTTCTTCTCAGCCTCAAACGCAGCCTTAGCCTTGTCTGCCGCCTCTTTCTTTCTTTGTGCCTCTTTTTCTGCGGCCGCCGCAGCTTCTTCTTGTCTTTTCTTTTCGTTCTCAGCAGCCTCTTTACCAACCTCATCAATATCTTTAGTTGCAGACGCAATACTTTCTTTTGACACTCCTAACTTCTCAGCAAAGAATGCAAATGCACTAGCAACCTTTTCAATAATCACTGCTAATGTTTCAAATATAGGAATTGCAACCATATTGATTAACGCAAGTATTGGTCCTAATATTTTACTGAATGCTTGTTGTACTTTGTTAAGTGCTGCTTGACCCTCAGATGTTTTACCTAATGCTTCTTTCAAGAACATAAACGCACCAACCACTAAGGTAACAATTGCTAATATTGGATTTGCAACAAGTACCTTAAACGCCTTATCAACACCTTGAATTGACTGACCAACTAAACCTGCAACACCTGGCATTGTAGCCAAGGCGTCCTCAAATTTCATTGCTTTCAATGTGGTTATTTCTAATTGGTCACCTAAGTCATCTAATTGTTTCTTAGCCTTACTCATTCCCGCTAAGTCACCCTTTTCCTCGGCCTCTTGGAATGCAATGGTTGCTTGTCTAATCTGTAAACGAAGGGACTTAAATTTACTCTCAGTTTCGTTTAAAGTATCTTTGGTTTGTTGAAATGCTGTATCAGCATTCTTAAGTTCTGTATTCAGTTTTTTCCACTCAGGACTACCTAATGGTAAGTCATTTAATTTCTTCTGAGTTTCACTATATACTTCTTTGAATTGGTTTAACGAAGTTTTCGTTAAATCCAATTCTTTACCATCTACCTTTATTTTAAAATCTACTACGTTAGTCGCCATAATTAATTAATATTTTTTAACATTGTACTGATGAGAATGCCGTTACAACACCAGTTGATGAGTTTATATCCCAACAAGCACTATTCATAAATATATTTGTATATCCTGTTAATATAGTATTTCCTCCTGCATCTACATATACTACACATCCCACACCAAATGAACCAGCATCACAATTTGAAAATAATGTTCTAGCATTTATACCAGCATCATTACAAGCTGCTGCTACTGAACTACCATATCCACAACCACTAAATGCGGTTAGACCACCTGCTGTTGGAGTAGGTGTAGGTGTACTTGTTGGAGTACTCGTAGGAGTAGGAGTAGGAGTTGGTCCACCTGCTGTAGGAGTTGGAGTTGGTGTACTCGTAGACGTTGGTGTAGGTGTCGGAGTTACCGCAGGGTCAAATCCTGTACAAACATATCCTGTATTACAGTTACCTGTTAAATAAGTTAATGTTAAATAAGATTGGTCAATACCCGTTGTTCCAACAGGGTCATATTGAACCACACTACTAATAACTTGGATACATTGATAATATGTACCTGGTCCAACGCTGAACGCCCTTGCGGTTAATACACCAAAACAATCATTATATTGAAGTGTTGCAATTGTTCCACCTTCAGGTCCTGGTATTGTTGTACCTGTCACTACAATAGGGAAACAATAACATTGTCCTACTGGTGCAGGTGTGGCGGTTGGAGTACTCGTTGGTGTACTAGTTGGTGTAGGTGTTGGTGTACTAGTAGGTGTATTTGTAGGTGTACTAGTTGGTGTAGGTGTTGGTGTACTAGTAGGTGTATTTGTAGGTGTAGGAGTAGGAGTAGGAGATGCAGGTACTGTAATTGGTAATGTAACACATACAGGATAAATTGATTTTAAACCAATAAATCTAACCTCAAAGTAATATGTTCCTGTTGTAAAACCTGATATACCTAATTGACTTGGTAATACTGTAAATGTATTTGAAATGACCGATGTATTACTACCTCCACCATCAACATAATCTTTTACCAATCTCCAAGGTTTATAATATAATTGAGTATTAGCCATCATATGAACAGAAGCCAATGACCTTGTATTGTCAGGTTTTATAAACTCTTCAGCACCATTACGTGACCAAGTTGCAAGTATATTAAACGTAATACCTGTACTTGATATGGTTGTAGCCGAAAATGTAGTTACAACACCCGATACACTGTTATTATTAATTTCGTGTTCAATCTCTAAATCATATTCCGCTACCTGATTGTTTGGGTAAACAAAGTTTTGACTTAGTATCTGACTTTTATATTTCCTACTCATATAATTAAATATAATTTATTTTAACTTTAGTTTTGAATTATTAACAAGTTAAGTTATTACTACAACCAAAACCCGCACAAGAACCTCTACAAGTTGCTGCTAATACCGTATATTCATAATTTGGGTCAACACCACAACTTGCAGCATTAGTACAATTTATAAATGGTGTAAATCCTGTTAGAGTACTATAACAGGTACTAGTACCAGCACCTATTGTAAATCTACCTGTACAACTACTACTAAAGAAACCATCTAAATCATAAACACTTCTTACAAATATAGCTTGATTTAATGCAGTTGATGAACATAAATCAAACTCAACATATTCACCTAATGTATATTGATATGTACCACTAGCATTAGTCCAAGCTCCTCCATTTACCCTAAATCTAAATGTTATAACACTACCACCTGTTCCCGTACAACAACTACAATATGATGATGAACCAACTACTCTTTGCCACCTAATTGTAAAACCATCAAAAACATATCCCGTTTGAACTTCACCATAAGATGTACCCCAAGAATTTGTTGCAAATGATTTATAATAATATGTTGAACCAGGTGTTAACCCTGTTATTTCTTTTGTATATTCACCTGTTGTACCTGTAACGGTTACAATTGTTGAACCCGTAAAATCCATATTATT